TGAAATAGATTTAGGCAACGGTACAAACTATAATCCGCAAGAAGCTTTAAACATGTTCTTCCAAACAGGTAGTGTAATTGGTAGATCATTTACTTCTGAAGGTGATTTAAATCCTGGTAAAGTACCAATACAAGAAATACAATCAAGTAATGGTGGTGCTAAAATGCAAAGTTTAATAGGTACGTATAATTACTATTTACAAATGATACGTGATGTAACCGGTTTAAACGAGGCAAGAGATGGTAGTATGCCAGATAAAAACGCTTTAGTAGGTATACAAAAGTTAGCTGCCGCTAACTCAAATACAGCTACAAGACATATATTACAAGCTGGTTTATTTTTAACAGCTGAAACTGCAGAGTGTTTATCACTTAGAATATCTGATATTATAGAATATTCACCAACTAAAGAAGCTTTTATAAATGCTATTGGAGCTCATAACGTAGGTACGTTAGAAGAGTTAAGCAATTTACATTTATATGACTTTGGTATATTTATACATTTACAACCAGACGAAGAAGAAAAAGCTAGATTAGAAAACAATATACAAGTGGCGTTGCAACAACAAAGTATAGAACTTGAAGATGCTATTGATTTAAGAGAAATAAAAAATATTAAACTAGCTAACCAACTACTTAAAATACGTAGAAAAAAGAAACAAGAAAGAGATCGACAGTTACAGTTAGAAAATATACAAGCTCAGTCTCAGTCTAACGCGCAAGCTGCTGAATCAGCTGCTCAAATAGAACTACAAAAAAACCAAGCGTTAAATACTAGCAAAGCAGAATTAGAACAAATAAAAGCTCAACTAGAAGCTCAAAAAATGGCACAAGAAGTTCAACATAAAAAAGAGTTGATGCAGTTAGAGTTTCAAATGAACATGCAGTTGAAAGGTATGGAAGTTGAAGGTATGAAAAGTAGAGAAAAAGAAAAAGAAGATAGAAAAGATGAAAGAACAAAAATTCAAGCAACTCAACAAAGTGAGATGATTGAGCAAAGAAAGACAGGTAAACCACCTAAAAACTTTGAGTCTGCAGGTAATGATATACTAGGAGGCGGATTTAATTTAGGCGCGTTTGAACCTAGTTAAAATTTATTAATTATTATTATATTATATTATGGAAGAAAAAGATGAAAACGTAGTCGAAGAGACTACACAAGATAATGTTACTAAAGTAAGTATTAGTAACAAAACAAAAGAAGATGACAATGTCATTAAAGTAGATTTAAATAACCCACCAAAAAAAGAAGAAGATGCCACTGAGAAGCAAAGCACAGATGAGATACCTGTTCGCGACGGATCCGAAGCTAGCGAAGAAGTTCGTAAAGAAAACGAAGAAAAGCCTGAAGAGTCTACCGAACAAAGTGAAGAGAAAAAAGAAGAAGTAGTATTAGAAGAAATAACTGAAGATTCAACTGAAGAAGAAGTTGCTGAAGTAGAAGAACAAGTTGAAGAAGCTGTTGCTAAAGCTGAAGAAACAGGCAAACCACTTCCTGAAAACATCCAAAAGCTAATGGATTTTATGAATGAAACTGGTGGTGATTTACAAGATTATGTAAAGCTTAATCAAGATTATAGTAAGTTAGATGACAACGATGTTGTTTTTGAATATTACAAACAAACAAAGCCACATTTAACTACAGAAGAAATAAACTTCCTTATGGAAGATTCGTTCTCTTTTGATGAAGAAGAAGATGAAGAAAGAGATGTACGAAGAAAAAAATTAGCGTTTAAAGAGCAAGTTGCCAGCGCTAGAAGCCACTTAGACGGGCAAAAGTCTAAATACTATGAAGAAATTAAAGCTGGTTCAAAGCTTACACCTGAACAACAAAAGGCTATGGATTTCTTTAATAGATATAACAAAGAGTCAGAAGCAAATCAAAAAGTAGCAAAAAAGAACTCTGATATTTTTACACAAAAAACTAATCAAGTTTTTAACGACAAGTTCAAAGGTTTTGAATATAATGTCGGTGATAAAAAATATAGATTCAATGTAAACAATGCTGAAGAAGTTAAAAATGTTCAAAGCGATATAAATAATTTTACTAAAAAGTTTTTAGATAAAAATTCTTCATTATCAGATGCGAAAGGGTATCACAAATCACTTTTTACAGCAATGAATGCTGATGCTATTGCAAAACACTTTTATGAACAAGGTAAAGCTGACGCTATGAAAACTAGTGTTGCCAAATCTAAAAATGTTAATATGAATCCAAGACAAAGTCATGGTGAAATAGAAGCTGGTGGAATAAAAGTAAAAGTTTTAGGTGATAATTCTTCTGATTTTAAGTTTAAAATTAAAAATAACAAATAACAATTTAAAATTACAAAATTATGGCAATTACAGGAGGAACAAATTTAAATAGTGTTCCATCGTCTTTACAACAGGCGTTGTCAACAAACTATTTAGATTTAGCGTCTGAAGCTGGTAAAGGCTGGGCGCAACAATACGTGCCAGACTTGATGGAAAAAGAAGCTGAAGTTTTCGGTCCAAGAACTATTTCAGGCTTTTTATCACAAGTTGGTGCAGAAGAGGCTATGACTGCTGATCAAGTAGTATGGTCTGAACAATCAAGATTACATTTATCTTACAAAGGTGAGGTTAAAAGTAATACAACTATTGAAATACAATCAGATATTGACGGTAACAATGAAGATACTTCTAATGGTATTTCTGGTTCTGGTAACTCACCAATTAGACACGGTGTTAGAGTTAACGACACTATTCTTGTTGCTAACAGCAATGGTATTAAAAAATGTTTAGTTACTATAGTAAATAATGATACTATTACAGTAGCTCCTTATGATAGTGCTAACTTAGGTTATGCTTCTACAGCTGCTTTAGCTACTACTATACTAGTTTATGGTTCTGAGTTTGCAAAAGGCAAAACTTATACAAACGCTGCTGGTAACGCTGACGCTGATTCAAGAGGTGCTAATGAGCCAGACTTCAAAACTTTTAACAACAAACCAATTATTATGAAAGATTACTACGAAGTATCAGGTTCTGATGCGTCTAGAATTGGTTGGGTTGAGGTTTCTGCTGAGACTGGTCAATCAGGTTACTTATGGTATTTAAAAGCTGAAGCTGATACTAGATCTAGATTTACTGACTATATTGAAATGTCAATGCTAGAATCTATTAAGGGTGAAACTGGTAACACTGTTGATACTGAGTTAGGTGGAGCTGATACTGACGCTGTTGGTACTCAAGGTTTATTTGACGCAATAGAAAAAAGAGGTAACGTTACTACTGGTGTTACTGGTGTTAACGCTGCTACTGATTTAGCTGAGTTTGACGCAATACTTGCTGAGTTTGACAAGCAAGGTGCTATTGAAGAATACATGATGTTTGTTAATAGATCTACATCTTTATCAATTGATGACATGTTAGCTTCAATGAACTCTTACGGAGCTGGTGGTACATCATACGGTGTATTTAACAACTCTGAAGATATGGCATTAAATTTAGGTTTCACTGGTTTCAGAAGAGGTTCTTATGACTTCTACAAGTCTGACTTCAGATACTTAAATGACAAAGCTACAAGAGGTGGTATTAACGATGCTGGTAGTACTGATGCTATTAGAGGCGTTATGATCCCTGCTGGTACTTCTTCAGTTTATGATCAAACTGTTGGACAAAGCATGAAGCGTCCTTTCTTACATGTTAGATATAGAGCTTCACAAACTGATGACCGAAGAATGAAAACTTGGGTTACTGGTTCTGTAGGCGCTGCTACATCTGCTTTAGATGCAATGCAACTACATTTCTTAACTGAAAGATGTTTAATCACTCAAGGTGCAAACAACTTTATGTTAATGAAGTAAACTATTTTTAAAAGACCGAGGCTTCGGCCTCGGCCTTTTATTTTATTAATTTTATTATATATTATATTATGGCAAAAAAACAAAAAACAGAAAAGGTAGAAGTACCTGTTGTTGAAACACCAGTTGTTGAAACACCAAAACTTAAAGAAGTAAAAATTCAAAAACCAACTTGGGAAATAAAAGATAGAGTTTATTACTTAAAAGACAACAAAAAACCTTTATCTTATATGATAAGAAGTTCTAATATATTTTATTTTGACGAAGAAAAAGGTTTTGAAAGAGAGTTGAAATATTGTCAAAACCAACAAACTTGTTTTGTTGATGAAATGAAAGGTGATCAAAGATTAGATCATATTATATTTAGAAATGGAGCTTTATTTGTAGAAAAAAACAAAACAGTATTACAAAAACTAATGTCTTTATATCACCCACATAAAGACAAACTTTTTTACGAATTTAACCCTGTTAAACAAGCAGCAGATGATATTGAGATATTAGAGCTAGAAGCGGACGCAATAGTTTTAGCTAGAGATTTAGATATTGATTTAGCAGAAGCTATATTAAGAGTAGAGATAGGCTCTAAAGTATCTAAGATGAGTTCTAAGGAACTTAAACGTGACTTACTACTATTTGCTAGAAATAATCCAGCTTTGTTTTTAGAATTAGCTGCTGACGACAATGTTGTTCTCAGAAACTTTGGTATTAAAGCAGTAGAGCTTGGTATTATTAAATTATCTCAAGATCAAAGAAAATTTTTATGGGGATCTAATGATAGACCTATAATGACAGTTCCTTTTGACGAGCATCCATACACTGCTTTAGCGCATTGGTTTAAAACTGATGAAGGTATGGAAATATATGCAAATATAGAAAAAAGATTAAATTAATCAAACTGTAGAGCGGTCGCTCTTCGGGGCGATCGTAATACAAATTAAAAATAAATTATGGCAGTAAATATAGATGATGTTTACCAAGCGGTATTAGCTGTAGCTAACAAAGAGCAAAGAGGTTACATAACACCTCAAGAGTTTCAAACTTTTGCTAACCATGCTCAAAAAGAAATATTAGAACAATATCTTTACGATATAAATCAATTTGGTAGAGTACCTGGTAATAGCACTGAACACTCTGATATGTTAAATTTATTAGATGAAAAACTTAGTGTTTTTAAAAAAGTATCTCCTGCGTTAGCTGTTGATCCTGGAACATTTAGAGTGCAACTGCCAAGTGATCTATATAAAATAGGTAGCTTATCTCACGTTATGTTTAACAAAACTCATATATTTGAAGAAATAAATTATAATGAGTTAGTAACAATGCAAAAATCATACTTAACTTCACCAACATTTTCACGACCTGTTTATACAAATCATACTGGTGGTTTTTTAACTATATATCCTAGCGGTATATCTAGCGTTAATATGTCTTATATTAAACAACCTAGAAAACCTAGATGGGGTTATGTAGTTGCTGGAGATAAAGCTTTATACAATGCTAGCGCTTCTGTTCATTTTGAATTACACGCTACTGAACAGACTGAATTAGTTTATAAAATATTAAAATTATCTGGTGTAGCTATTAAGCAACAAGATGTAGCTGTTGCTGGTCAAACACTAGAAACACAAAAAATACAACAAGAAAAACAATAGAATATGGGATTAATAACAGGTAAAGATAAACAATATTACGAAGGAAATGATTTTGGTAATTATCAATTTATATCTTTAGATGATATTATAAATCAATTTGAAGTGGTTTATGTTGGTGAGAATAAAATAATTCCTAAAGCTAGAAGAGTTGATATTGCTTTTCACGCACAAAGAGCTTTAGCTGAATTAAGTTTTGATACTTTAAAATCTTTTAAATCACAACAAATAAACGTTCCACCTAGTTTACAAATGATTTTACCTCATGATTATGTTAACTATACTAAAATTAGTTCTGTTGATAGTGCTGGTATAAAACACCCTTTATATCCAACTCAACATACTAGTAATCCTTTTCAAATACAACAAGATGATGATAATGAGTATGTATTTAATGACCCTGCTTTTGATTTAGTAATAAACGGTAATTTTGCAAACGGTATTACTAACTGGTCTAAAGGAGGTCCTTATAAATCTTCTGCTTGGTCTGGTGCTAATGCTGTTGGTGGTCCTGATAAAATAAAAGATAAAATATTTGTACAAACTGAAGAGTTAAGATTTGAACATCACTGGTTTGAACACGTTGGTATTTATGGTAGTAGAGCTTATAGTGTTTGGCAACAAGTTGATGTTAGTAATGTAGATAGTATTGAACTAGAGGCTTTTGGTACTTCTGCTTCTGGGTCTAATGTTAGTAATAATATTGTTGATGGTAACGGTATATTAAGAGTAGGTGTAGTTTTAGTTGATCCTGCTACAGGTTTAAATCCTGATGGTACTATTGGTTGGCCAAATGTTGATCCTACTTTACCGAACGAACCTGCTAAAGCCACCTCTACAAATCCTATTCCTTCTGCAGCTAATAACGAAATATCTCCAAATAATGATGCTTCTTATTATAATTTTAATAGTAGTTCAGGTAATAATTATTTAGAGTGGTCTTCTGGTGAAAACAACGCTTTTAAATCAAACTCTTACAACGTACAAGGTATTGACACTGTTTACGTTTATGTTCAAAGTTATGTTCCTTTTTTACCAGCAGCTAATCCTAGTCCTTTTGTTATTGGTACTACTACTACCGCCGCTACTTTTGATGATCCTAGTGTAAACATAATAGATCAAATAAATATAAACTCAACTTCAATGTCAGGTAGTTTATTGCTTGCTAACGCAAACGGTAACTCATCTACTTGGGATAATTATAAATCTCACACACCTTCTGAAAGAAATATTAATGATTATCAAGATTATGAAAATAATATTTACTGGCCTAATGAAGGTGAAAGATATGGTTTAGATCCACAACACGCACAAGTAAACGGCTCTTTTTATATAGATCAAAGATTAGGTAAAATACATTTTAGTTCTAATATGTCAGGTGAAGTAGTTATATTAGATTATATAAGCGATAGTTTAGGTACAGACGCAGAGATGCACGTTCATAAGTTTGCTGAAGAAGCTATGTATAGATCTATAGCTTATGCAATAATATCAACATCTTCTTATGCACAAGCTTTAGCACCAAGATTTAAAAAAGAAAAGTTTGCAGCTGTTAGACAGGCTAAGCTTAGATTATCAAATATTAAATTAGAAGAAATTACTCAAATACTAAGAGGTAAATCAAAACAAATTAAACATTAATTAAATGCCAGAAATTAAGCATAATTTTACTCGTGGTAAAATGAACAAAGACCTCGATGAGAGGCTTGTTCCTAATGGAGAATATAGAGACGCTATGAACATACAAGTATCAACGTCAGAAGAATCTGAAGTTGGTACAGTTCAAAATATATTAGGTAACTCTTTAGTTAGAGGTCAAGATTTTATTGGTCCTAACGGTTTTTGTGTTGGTAGTATTGCTGACGAAAAAAATGATAAACTATACTGGTTAGTTGCTGACAACACTGGTAATCTACTTACTGTAAATCAAAGAGAGTTTGGTCCTTCTAACGACATGGGTTCTAGATGGACTGTTGTTTCTTCTCTTAATTCATTAGCGGGTGATCCTTGGACTTTTAATTATAAAAAAGCAGTTGCTTCTACTACAATTCCAGGTGCTGACGGTTATTTAGCAACTTATATACCTGAGTTAGTTCCAGGTGTAACTTACACTTTTGAATATAGTATTAATAATTCAAGCGCAGATCCAGCTGCAAGATTATTAATAGAAAGAAATGTAACTGCTGACCATGTTGAGTTAGAAATAGAAAATGGTAGACACTCTGTAACTGGTGAGTTTTATTACGATGCAACTGGTTCAAATGTTTTTGTTAATAATGAAAACTTTAGAATTAGATCTAATCATTCTTTTGATGGAGAATTAACTGATTTTAGAATTGTTCGTAGTTATAGTTATATATTAGAACATGATACTAAATCTAGCGATATTACACCTATATTTGTAGATATTGGTAATAAAGTATTACAGTTTCATAGATCAAGACTAATAACTGGTATTAACATTATAGATGATATGATGTTTTTTACTGATAACTTTTCAGAGCCTAAAAAAATAAATATTAACAGGTGCAAACAAGGTACAAATCCTAATGGTTTAGAGCACACTAGATTTATCAATGAAGACAGAGATATAACTTACGATAGTGATATACATATAAAAGAAGAACATATAACTGTTATAAAAGAAAAACCTTTAAGAGCTCCAACAATAAACGTTTTAGGTCCTAGAAGTGATGAAGCGCCTAACAATACTTACGCTGGAGCTATGTTTATTACCCAGCCACCAGCTGTACCTCTTGTTCAAGGTGCTAATAATACGCAAAACCAGTCTTCCTTATGGCGTTACGCTAGTAATCCATATAACCACTATTACGACTTTTCTTTATTTACTATTGGCACTATTTTTAGAACAGAAATACCTACAACTGTTTTTGGTGAAAGTGGTTTTACTTTAAATTGGGAAACTGGTGATACTGTTGTTTTTAAAGAGTTTGGAGGACCTAACTATGACGAACCACCACAACTGCCTATAACAGACTATAGGATTAAAGCTAAAATATTATCTGTAGATCCAAGTGATTCTATAACTGAATTTTTAAATAATGGCGATTTATCTGTTTTAAGTACTGCAAATTCATATCTTTTTCCTAAATATTGGGCTAAACACACTTTTAACAGTGTAAATTCAGGTGGTTTAAACTTTTTTCCTAACAATAGAATGTTTGATTTTAATGTTACTAGTGGTGTTGCAAGAATAAGTACTAAAACTAAATATAAAATTCAAAACAATAACACATATACATTAAAATTTAAAGTTAATGGCTATCAAAGTGGTTTAGCAACTCCTTATATATTGTTTAATAATCAAGACGCAGACACTGCTTTTCCTCCTCAAGGTAATATATTTAATTATGGAGGAACAGTTTTAGAAACTAGCAATTGGGTTGCAGGTTATAAATTTCCTAATATAGATAGTAATGGTAGTTTTGAATATACTTTTACAATAGACACTTCTTGGGTAGGTACAGCTAATAGAGATACTACCAAATATGTTGGTTTTGCTGCAAATAGTTATTTATCTAATGATAAAGGATCTTTATTTATTCAAAGTAATTCAGTATCGTTTTTTAAAGGTAAAATATCTGATTTTTCTTTAGAAAGAGATTCTGATGAAGCTGACGCTAAACTTGAAGTAATAGATATAAATGGTATACCACCAACAGCACCAGCAGGATTCCAAAGATTACAATACGCTGTAGACAAACACGAAGAGCAAGATGAATATTTATTTCAATTTAAATTTCCAAGATTTGGATATAGATATAAATACGAAGACAACGAGTATTCAGCATTTTCTCCTTTTTCTCAAGTAGGTTTTTTACCTGGCGCATATGATTATAGCCCTAAAAAAGGTTTTAATTTAGCAATGCAAAATTTAGCTAAAGAAATAAAAATAGAAAACTTTACAGAAAATATACCTGATGGAGTAAAATCTATAGATTTATTGTATAAAGACGATGCATCTCCAGAGATATATGTTGTAGAGTCTATAAACAATACTAGTAGTGATTGGACTAATGATAGTTACAGTGTTAAAGCTGAGACTATAAAACAGCTTTTACCATCTAATCAACTGTTAAGGCCTTTTGATGTTGTTCCTAGAAAAGCTTTAGCTCAAGATATTAGTGGTAATAGAATTATATACGGTAATTATCTTCAAAATTATAATACAGAAAATATATTAAATCAGTTAGGTGATTTTTATTTTGCTATCAATAAAATAGATCGTAAACCTTCAGATGCTGCTGGTGCATATCAATCTATGCAAGAAGAGTCTTATTCTAACTATTGGTCAACTATTTTAGGTGATATTACTGGCGCTGCTAAGTCTATAAAATCTTTAAGAGAATATCAAATGGGTGTTGTTTTTATAGATAAATACGGTAGAGAAACTCCAGTATTAACAAGTAAAAACGCTACTATAAAGCTAGATAAATCTCACGCTAAAACAGCAAATAAAATAGAAATAAGTTTTAATAACAATGCATTTCTAGAAAACATGGAGTACTTTAAGTTTTTTATAAAAGAAACTTCTGGTGAGTACTATAATTTAGCTATGGATAGATATTATGAGAGTGAAGATGAAAATGAGTTTTATTTATCTTTTAACTCTGCTGATAGAAACAAAATAGATGAAGAAAGTTTTATAATACTTAAAAAAGCTGCTGAAAGTAATATAGCGGTAACTAAAGAAGCTAAATTTAAAATACTTTCTATACTAAACGAAGCTCCAGATTATGTCAAAGAGACTAAACTAAAAGTAACTTCACAAGTACATAGTACTAGTAACAATATATTTGATCCGGCTGTTGTTGCTGCTTTTGGTCCTATATTTGGTGTTCAAGAAATAGAGTTAAACTATGCGCCTTTTGACGGTACTAGTGGTGCTCAATTAGAAAATATAGATTTTGGCAATTTATATTTTGAGTTAGAAGATAAAGATACAGGTCAAACTTCAAAAAGGTATAGAGTTGCTAATTTAGTTAATGACTTTGATGGTAGTAATAGTGCTACAGCTATTTATAGAATAATACTAGAAACTGCTTTAGGTACTGATGTTAACTTTGCTTGTGACGATGCGAGCGGTGTTTCGCCTACTAAAATAAATAACAATGTAGCTGTTAATTTCTATAATCACAAACCTGAAAATCAAAGCAAGTTTGATGGTAGATTTTTTGTTAAAATAACTGGAGATCCTACATTTACTGAAAATATAGTCATACCTCAACAACAAGCCGATAATTATAGAGTAGTAATAAGTAAACAATTGTTTTCATCAAGACATGACCACAACGATTTACACGATTTAGAACTAATGGGTTGGGATAGTAATAATAGATCTTATCAAGCTGTTGACGGTAGCGATAATGGTTTTGGTAAGTGGGCTGCATTTTTTAGAAATTACAACATGCCTCCTAGTGGTGCTACAATGAAAGCAACTAATGGTACTACTGATGTAAACGTAGGCCAATTTATGCATAACGCTGGTGATCAAAAATCATCTTCTGTACCTAGTGCTAGTCAAATAAACGCTTCAAAGGCAGAGCTTTATACTTATTTAGA